GGCATACGAGATAGGAGTCCGTCTCGTGGGGTCGGAGATGTGTATAAGAGACAGGCATAAACGGGGTTATTCACCAGCACTTTTGTATATATATACACAGTATGCAGGTACTAACCCCGTATTATACGACACTTTATACATTTTACTTTATAACTATTCGTTAAACTACACTTTAACGAATACTTGGGCCGGAAATATGCAGACTATGCAGACGCTATACATCACCGTCAGACCGTCCAAAACCGCCCCTGACCACTCTATCAGCGTCGGCCTGGGCGACCTCTACCCGCACCCCGTCAACGTCCCCACAGCGGCTCAGAATAGCCAGCGCGGCGGCCGTAGAATCCCGTGCATAGGGGGCATTTAGGTTTTTTTCGAGGACTTTTTGCGCACGAGAACGCATCCGTTGATAAAATTTATCATCCTCCTTGCCCCGCTCTGCCAGCTCCTTATCCAGCGCGGCTTGAAACACCGGGAACTCCCGGAACCACCGCCACACGGTAATTTTATTGACTCCTACCCGGTCGGCGATCTCCTTGTAGCCGCTCATGTAATGGGTGGTGCCGTCCTCCTGCTCCTCGCCCCATACCCACAATTTGACGGCCTGGCGCTGCTCGTCTGTTAGTCCTGGCCTACAATGGGGCTGGCCTCTGTATTGCTCCTTGCTGCTTGCCATACGTTACACCTCCCTAATCCGCAACGGTAATTTATTTATTGCAATAGTTTATCCCCCCTTTATGGGGGGACTTTGACAATCTTCTCAATTTTTCTTTTTTTGTTTTTTCTCCGCCCCTTCGGGGGTCGGTCTAATACTCCATATTGATATTGTAATAGGTATTTACCCCCGCAAACCCCCGCATCAAAAGTTTTTGCCTTATCAGTCAGACGGCGCTTGCCGTCAGCCGCCTTCAATTTCAACTGCTGACAATTTGTCAGCAGTTCTGATGCCCCTTCTGACTTTAGTCTTTCTTTTAGTTTTGCCCAATAATTGCTTGCACCTCGCTGTGCCAATTTCCTTCTCCAGTTTCCGCAGCTGGGCCATGATCTCGCTGGTGGGCGGGTACTCCAATTATATAAGAGGGCTATATCAGCCCTCTTTTTTCATGTCCTCATAGATCAGGTCGGTTATATAGGCATTAATGCTTTTTCCTAACTTTTCCGCTCTCTGTTTTATTTTTTCTTTTTCTCCTGCTTTCACTGTGATTTCAAGTCGTTCATACGTTTTTGAGTTGTATTTTCTTTTTGCCCTCGTTGCTGATGTGCCCATGTTATCACCTCCGCAAACATTATATAACGTCCGGCATACTGCCGCAAGTATATCTTCCTAATTCTTTAAGGCTTTTCCCTTAATATTTCAGTTGACTATATACTCCCGTGAGTATATAATAGAGACATCAAAAGGGGAACCACCCCGAACAATGGAGGTTAAAAATGGCAAGCTACAGAATCGAGAAGAATGCACAATATAACAGCAACGAAATTTATTTTGACAGCAAACCCGCCGCCGAGGTTTTAACCGCTCTGCGCGGTCTGAAAATGCGCTGGAACCCGAAGAAGGGTTGCTGGTACGGGTTCACCGATCAGAATGACATATTAGCGGCTATCGGTGAGCATGATAACGAGCTGGGCGGCACGATCTCCGAGGGCTATTTAGGGGCTACCCGCTGGGACGGCAACAAGTCCGGTAAATACCTGCACGGCGCGGAACTGTCAAAGGCGATTCGCGAGGAGCTGAAGCGGCAGGGCGTTAAGGGCGTTTCCGTCAGCTGCAAAACATTCACCGGCGGGCAGGAAATCACGGTTAAGGTTAAGGCCGCCGCCGAGGACTTCATCAGCCGCGAGAAATACATCAATGATTACGACGCTGGAAAATATGGCCTTCGCGCCGCCTGGTTCGTCACCGAGGACGGAGAGAGCATACACCACACCGCCCTATTCAGCGATAAATACAGTAATGAGGAGCAGCATCGCATAATCAGGAGCCACGCCGCCCGCGAGTATGATTCCGCCGTTTCCGGTAGAACTGACATTAACCATTACAGGATTGATGACAATAAAATCTATACTGAGGCGTTCCGCGCAAAGCTGCACCGGATAAATGCGGTGTTGGACACATTTCATTATGACGACAGTAACAGCATGGTTGATTATTTCGACACTAATTTTTACCGTAATATAACGGTTGTGGCGGCATAAAGTCGCCCCCCGCCGTATGATTTTAAGGAGGTACAAAATGCGTTATCAGGTTATTACATGGACAAAGGGCGAGGGGCACGACGAGCGGCGGGAGTTTAGCACCCTCGCCCAGGCTCGCGCTGCCGCCCGTATCTACCGCCGAGAGTGCGACGGCGTGGGGATATATGATTTCCGGCTTGGGGTCGTTCGGGAGACCTTAGGACGGTTCCCCGATGTATGATTGCATGATTTTCACGTTCTGCATGATTCTGTCATCCGGGCCGTACATCAACGCATGATTCGCCGCTTCCAGGGCTTCTCTGAGGCGGCCTGTGTTATAATAGGCTATGGACAGCATATCAAACGGCAGCGGCCCCCACGGGTCAGGCTCGCAGATGTATGATAACGGCCTTTCCCGTATGTTTACGCATGATTTACCGTAATAGATGCATGATTTCCAGTTTTTAGCATGATACATGATTTTCATCATTTCAAACCATGCTTCACGGTATTCGGGAGCCTCGATTATAGCCCTCTGTAGCCACGCCTCGGCCTCTAATTGTTTTCCCTGCATGATTTTACACCGGGCAATGAAACGCATACTGGCGGCCCGCTCAGGCGGCCACACGGCACTTCTAAGGGCAAGATGCTTCTCCAGCGTTTCAATGGCGTTGCCGTATTCCCTATGGAACATATATTCGCGGCCTAAGTAATGCATGTTTCGGTCGTTCTCCGGCTCTTCTTTGACCGCCAGCTCCAGAAGTGGCAGATAATTGCTTCGGCTTTTCTTCTGATCAGGCCAATGGTCAACCCTCAACGGCAAATCGCAGTATGATTCTTCGCCGTATGATTTCAGCACTTCGTGAACGGGGTTCTTCCAGTAGTATGATTTTGTATGAATTTTATCGGCGTTGAATGATACTCCGTCCCTGCCGTATGATTCATGGCTCCAAACGTATAAATACCTTCCCCGCGTCCCGTGAAAGTTTTTCCGTATGATTTCCGCCCAGCCGGGCTGTATAATTTCGTCCAGATCGAGGCATACCAACACGTCCGCATCTTCCGGTATGATTTTCAATGATTCATTTCGCGCTACATCAAATCTCCACGGCTGTATGATTTTGGTTTTTACGATGCAGTTGTATGATTTCAGCTTATCAACGGTTTTGTCTGCGCTCCCCGTATCGAGAACGCAGACATAATCAGCCTCTTTTGCCGTCTCATACCACCTGTCAACAAATTTTTCTTCGTCCTTAGCTATGGCATATACAGCTATTTTCATTTTCTCCCCTCAAAAACCAGTTGATGAAATAAATCTGCCCTTTCCCCGTTACTTTCGGGGTGCGTGTTATTCTGGTGCTTCCGTCAGGGTTGGCTATAACCGTTTCCTTTATCTCAAAATATCCGGCTTCCATAGCCTTTTGGGTGGGCATATTCCAGTTTTCGCCCTTCTTGCATAACCAGCCGTTATCCCTCAACCATGTGAACATTCTGTTAGCCCCTATAGGCTTCCCGTTCTGGCGTATCATCTTTGCAAGCTGTCCCACTAAGCAGCTATCGTGTGAGGCTTGCACGGCCTCCGCAAACAGCACTTTGGGGGCGTTGTGTTCTACTGTCGCTTCAAGCTCCTTCCGCCGTTCCTGCTCTTGTTTAAGGGCTGAAAACACCTTTATGGCGTTGGCGGGGTCGGCTATCATCTGTTCTATCGTAGTCGGTGTGGCGTACATACCATGTTTACGGATAGAGGGGAGGACTTCGTGAATTATCCACCGCTTGAATGCTCTGGCTTCCGGTTTAGTAGAACAAAGCACAAGATGATAGAGACCGGATTCATTCACGCCGTTCACTTCTTGTGTTTTTGTGGGGCTTTGGGGGTGGGTTACTTTTAGTAACCCCCTTTCATCCTCATCCAGCCTGTCCATTGCACGGCTCACCTGCTCTAATTCAAGAGCTTTGCATACATCAGACGCCACAAACCACGGTTCGCCATCCTTAATAGTAGTCCTTATCTCTCCAAACTGATTATTGTTGAATATCTGTAATTCGTTCATTGTAACTCCTTTCATCACCTGTAATTTGGCCTATTAGCGCGTTTAGAACGTTTATGTTTTTGTAGATTATAGCAAAGGCCCCATTGCTCATTATCGAATAATTTGAGACATACTCCGATACCAAGAAATTATCCGTGTAGTCAAATACCGCTTGATTTACTGACGACTGTATATCCCTTGCCAATTCTAAGTCCATTGTTACTTTCTCCAATGCGCTGATTATTCGGGTTTTTTCCATATAGTAAACCTCCATTTCCTTGACCGCAGGAGGCAGACATGATACAATTTATCTGCCTGATGTGGCACGTGAGGTTAGCGACAAATCTTGTCCCTTGTCATCGGCGCTAACCTCGTCTTTTTAGTTTTGGAGTGCTGCTTCTATGGCCTGCCGTATAAACTCATTTCGCGTTATTCCTCTTTCCCTGCAATATGCTTGCACTTGCTCATTTGTTTTCTCTGTAAGACGAATACTAAACTTAACGTTTAACGGCTCCTCCACGGGCGGCCTTCCTACTTTGGGTTGGGACTTCATTCTTTCCCCCTTTCTTTTTGTCCCTCGTCAATTACAGTATATTCATGAGGGACAAAAAATCAATATATACATCTATTGTTTTTCCTTATACCGCCTTTCCATGTTGTAAAAGCCCGAATCAAGCATAATTCAGCACCGTCAATCTGTAACTGCCGTCATTATCCGGTGTGTCGTCAATCTGTACCGATTGAGGGATTATAAAAGCGGGGACAACACCGAACGAGTACGACGGGAAGAAGTAGTAGTAGGCGGAGCCGACCGTGTAGACGTACCAGGCGTAGTCAGAGAAGTACTGAGAGGAAAGCCACCAGCAAGTATCCCGGCTATTAAAGGTCTTTTTGCGGCTATTTCTTCCCGTGAATATAGGCCATGTTAAGCCTTCTTCTACTTCGTGGTTGTCGCCGTAGCCTACCATGGTCAATGTGGGGGCAAACACTTTTCGGGTTATATCCTCGGCGCCGCTGCCGTTATATAACGGGATCGTGCTGGGAATAATCAGCTCTTTAAGTTCGTCGGGGTAGCTGTTGTATATTTCCGTCATGCGTTTGTCCAGGTCTGATCCGGCGTACTCCGTGCTGTCGCCGAACCGGCACAGGCTGTGTATGTCTTTGCGGATAAGCCCTGCGGTGCCTACGTCAAAATTATTGAGGCAACCAAGGGTGTAGGCAGCCAGCTCGTAGGTTCCATCCTCGCGGCGCTCGGGGATTTTGATGTTGCTTCCGAATGGCAAATCGCTTATTCTCATTGTTTCCTCCTATTCCGGTATGTCTATGTATTTCATCATTCTGTCTATCGCACGTTCTTCAAGGTGTTCTATTGCTTTGGGGGATTTATCCATTTTTACACCTACCCTGGTATTAGACGGCATATCCCGCGAATAGAAATGTTCGTAAAAGTTATATTTCAACTCGATTACCCTTCTCTGGTTCGCGGGGAACTCATCTAATGCGGCATCCATGAACGCTACGAATGACATATCATCGTTTATTTTTTCCAGCATTTCAGCCATTTGCAGATTATACCGCTCCTTTGCCGCCATGAGCTTTATAGCGCTCCGGGCAGTCGGGTCGGTAATGTCGCTGCCGTGCGGCATACCCGATAAAACCTGTGGACGGATATCCGCTACCGCTTCCATTCTCTCTTTGATGCTGGCTATTTTTTTATCTATTTCTTTCGCGTTTCTCTTGGCTTTCCCCCAACGAACAAGCAACCGCCTGATGTATGCCCGTTGTTCGCGTTTCGTCATTAGTCCCTCCTTAACAATTCATCTGCCGTTATGTTAAAATAATCTGCCAACCATATGATTCTGCTCGCGGTCGGCTCCATGCCGTCCATCTCATAGTGATAAATGGTCGCCGCGCTTATGCCGGTTTCGCGCTCCATCGCAGCCCGCGACTTGCCCTTCTTTTCTCGGTACATTCGTATCCTCTGTCCTATCGTCATGTTTCCTCCATACGCCGCAATGGCAGTTAGTTTCCTGACCTTCTCTGAACTCCTTGCAGATACATCTGCTTTCCTCATCCTTGATTATCGCGCAGGGGCAGTATCCGCCCCCGCGCCGTATACACTCCCATATATCAGGCCGCAGTAATTCATAGCTCATTCCGCACCCTCCCATATCAGCGGTTTTCCCTCTGCGTCTACCATTACGCAAACGCCGCCTTGGTTTGTGCTCAGGTATTGTATCCCCGTGAGGTTATCGACATATATTCCATACGTCGCACCCACATCCAGTATCCACAGTCTACGATTGCCAGCCTCAGCCTTTCCGCACCCGCACAGGGCGAGGGTCAGCAGGGTTAATATTGTTATTGCTATTACTCGTTTCATTTTTCCTCCTTCGGTGGTTCTGGTAAATATGCCCAATGGGTTATGTGCTCATGTGATATTCTGCCCCGTGGGTATTTCCAGCGGCAAACCGTTTTGCCGCGAACATCGGCCCGTTCATAGGAGCGGAATCGTGTTCTGCGCACACCGCCGTCAGATACGACCACGAGTACACCGACACGCTCGCAGATTTCCCTCGTCAAATGCACATCTGGCAAACAATCCTCAATCGCGTGCCATTCCATTCGCTATTCCTCCTTATCCATCTCGACCTCATCTACACACTGTACAGTACCAATCTTATAGCACCCGCATGACGGGCAATGAAACACGCCTATTCGCCAAATTATGCACAACACGCCGGTACTGCCGCAGTCTTCGCATGGATACGTTATTCTTTTCATGTTTCCTCCTTTGGTGGTTCTGGCAATGGCATCCACGCAATAACAGGATTACCTCTAAACCATAGTCCGCCAAACTTTTCTACGGGATATAAAAGCCCCAGCATGTCAATGTCAGTGCAGCCGGGATCGTAGTAATACCACCATTCCGGCAATAATTGTCTCATGCGTATCTCGCCGCGAAAAATCTGTCCATCTTGCAGCAGGATAATCACCGGTTCCTTTTCTTCTGGTAGTCTGTCTCTCACTTTAATCCAGTTCATCGGCTTCCTCCTTATCCATTTTCGCCCCGCAGTTGGGGCAGTAGTTTTCTCCAGTAGGATTGAGCCCTACCGAATAACCGCATACAGAGCAAGTCCATTCATGGAATGTCCGTCCCCAATCATCGTTTTCTATTTCTGAGTGTATCCACTTCCCATACCGCACCGGCTCCACGTCTGTGCGGGGTTCTGTGATCTCGAATTCCTCTGCAAGCCAATTAAACACATTATCAAGGCAGTATGAGCCAAACCCAATGTGGCATTCTCCGTCCGCTGGGTTAAAGTACCAGATGTTGTAACACGGCTTTTCAGGTATTCCTTCCACGACAATTCTGGCGAATGGTGTTTTTATCTTGTGTTTGCACTCATCCGCACTCGCTGCCTCCCGGCTGATGTAGTTACTCATTTTATTCCTCCGGTTCACTTGTACTATCGCAAATATTCAGAATCTGTTGGAGCAATTCAATCTGCCCGTTTCTGTGACCATAGCGATACCCGGTTGTATACGTTTCGGCCGTGTCTCCACTGTTCTTGTCTTTTTCAGCGACGAGCGCCTGATACTTAGCCCTCAAATCTTCAAGTTCCACAGCCGGAGCAACATCGGCGGCGGGGATATCCTTCAAGTCGATTTCCTTGATGTACCTGTGCAATACAACTCCGTTCAATTCAGGGTCGTAGTGCTTTACTTCAATAACCTTTTCCAGCGCCGCTTCTCGCTCTATGTACTCTTTACTCATTCTCCGTCCTTTCTGCGTTCAGCCAGTTTTCCAGCATTTTCCGGCATTCGCTGGGATACAATTCGCCGAGTATTCTCGCCATTTCTATGCATTCGTCAACCACCGGGCATAGTGAGCAATTTATTCTTTTGACAAGTTTAGCCGCCAGCCATTCAGCGGATTGCTGTTTTAGGTATTCGTGGTTAGTCATGCCGCTCACCTCGCTCAATAGCTTCTTCACGTGTCATTCCTCATTACCTCTCTCTTCTGCATAGTTTCTTCTAAATGCCCGATTCATATATCGTTTTGCCCACTTAACCCATTTCTTTGAAACACATATCCAATTTTTTTCATATAGTCGCCACTGAACATCGTGAGGCTTGCCAGATATACGTTTATATGAGGATTTACTCATTGTCATTGCCCCTTTTGCTGATTCCGTCCTCCCTCCGTTCGCCCTGAGCGCAGTAAAACATCTCATCAACGTCGTTTTTATCATCGTTAAACCACGGCTGGTCGCAGATGCCCCAATCCGGCGCACTACCATCAGCCAGCTCCACTTGGCAAGGATGATAATGTACGCAGTTTTTACATCGTACTACCACGTCGGCGGCAGGAAATTTCATTAACTCTTTTGCCACTACTTGCGCTCCTTTGAGAAACGCTATTGATTCGGGCGTATTGTCTTTTTGTTTTCTCAATGTGGATAGCGTCTTACAAAGTGCTTCTACAAAAGCATCAACGTTTACATATTTACTCATTCTCCGTCCTCCTTGTTCATCCTTGCTCCGCAGGTATCGCAGTACGGCGCTCTGTAATCTTCCCATTCATGTTCTTCGCCGCATTCTGAGCAAATCTGTATGCCATCCTCTTCGATCCATCGTCCGCGCCGCACCGGGGTAACATCGGCGGCAGGAATACTGTCAAGGAGGTCTATACAGTCCCTGAAACAGTCTGCCTCATCATTGTCCCCGGCTAATACGCAATCTGTGATCCACATTCTAAGGCGCGCCTTAGCCGCTTCTCGTTCTATGTACTCTTTAGCCATTGTCAACCCTCCTGTTCCATGCTTTTAGCTCCTTTTTGTACTTCCTACTAAACTTTTGAAGAATGAACATAACCGCTTCTGTATTTACTTGCTCCGTACAAGCAGGATATGCCACATACCAATCATCCCCGATAAGGTAATCAATCAAGAAATTCACGGCAGTTTGTGCGTCCATGCATGGGGCTAAAATATTGTCTTTGTTTTCAGTAGAATTTTTATCGCGCAACCATTCAATAATTGTCATATGTTCTCCTGCTCCATGTTGTCACAGCTCTTAAAGTTGTATTATTCGTATACTTCGCAGTCTTCTTCCTCATCTTTGTAAACGTAGTATTCAGCCAAATCGTATCTTGTGGCCATACTCATCTACTTCAAAGTTGTCAAAATCCGCTTGCGTGTACTTTTTCATTGCTCTTTCCTTTCTTGTCTGTTTCCATTAAATCAAACAATCTGCCGCCGTTATCCTGTAACACCTGATAAATACCCTTTGCAAACATTTCTATAACCGCTTCTTCATTCTCAATCTCCAACCCTGCGTGCTGTTGGACACCATGTAGAATCTCATGTAATAGAGTTTGACATCGTTTTTGATGTCCGATTCCGTCTGTGGCCGATAGCTCAATCTTGCAGTTGTCATAATCAATGTGTCCATATGCAAGTTGGTTTCCATACCGTAGATTTTCTACGTAAGAAATAGCATACTCCACGCCACCAATGCGTACGCTCTCAGGTATTTTCACTGCTCATTTCCCCCTCCGCTTCCGGACATGTCATTCGTCTCTCCAGCACCCCACAACAAGGTTGCTTACTCCCTGTATGGGTAAATCCTTTAATATCTGCCGCAGTCGGCAATTATGTTTCGCGCCGTCACAGGTAAAGCACTCGGTTTTGGTGGCGGCGTCGGCGAGGTCGGCTAAATCGTCATAGCTCATCACCCAATAATTTTTACTCCGTCCAGCAGGGCTTTTAATGCCTATCTGTATGTCGGTCAGTTCCAGTTGTTTTTTTAGGGTAATAAGCTGCTCAACAGGTATCGTGTCTATCAGCGCAGTATTGATTTTTTCAATATTGCTCTGCGCCAATCGGAAATTTCGCCAGCCGTTGGGGATACGGTCTACCAGCCGATGATACTTTTCTTCGTACACCTTTAAGATGTTTTCAACGGCGTACAGAGAGGCAAATAATTCTTTTCCTTCTGCGTTTATCCTTGTTCTTTCCATATCCGTCCCTCTACTCTGCCTAATTTATAGGCTTTCCAGTCGTCCCAATACCCGAATATTGTCTGCATCTGCCACAGCATAATTTCCACGTCCGCGCACTCTTCGAGGATTTTCTTTCTGCTGCCTTGGCCGTTCACCCACTTACTAAGTTCAACGGCAAGCTCGTTCAGTTCTTCAACGGCTTTAATGGCTTGATGCTTTGCACCGTAATGGTCTACTATTTCGCTGTACTTCATCGTCGCTCCTGAATAATTCGTCCGCTTCGTGAATAAGTAATTGCTTACCGTCAACCTTTGCCCTTAAAAGTGCGCCCTGCATCGTCATTCGGGTGTAGTATTTCTTCGCCGCTTTGAGAGTGGTAAAGGTCTTTCGATAATTTTCTTTTCCATCGTGGATTTCGTAAAACTCATACGCTTGCAGTTTCATAAATCCCCCTCTTGATTCTTTTTCGTACCGTAAACTCTGATATTCCGGCCTTCTCAGCCATTTCCCTTACCGTCAACTTTTCTTCGCCTTGCTGTACATAAACCCTGCAACCTGTCTCGTCCTTTTTTCCATCCGCCAGGTATAACGGGCATTCTCTGACGTGGTAGCTTCCACCATCCCAGCCGCTGTTATCGTGACAGTTTATCGTTGTCGGTCTTGCGTTCCAGCCTTTAACGGGCATCCCATCTTGGCGGCTCCAACTGCACCCTAAACCGGGTTTATTTGTCGCTCTCCGGCACGTCCAACATAGCGTTTGCTTCATACAACCTCAAAAAATCCTCCGCTTGCATAGTTACTAACCATTTTTCGCGGCTCCTTCGGTGAAACACCGCCGGTATAAGCTCCGGCTTTGCGTCGCGCTTCGCCTGCGCCATCCATTCATGGATTTTTGTCGTCTCGCAGCGTTTGCACTCAACGTGAATCCCCGGTAAACCTATCACGTCCGATGCGTCCCCCGTTTGTCCGCAGTATTGGGAAGTCCGCCGGGCATTGAACCCGTATTCACGGAACAGGGCGGCAAGCTCCCGTTCTCCGGCTTTGCCTTTTTCTCTCTGCGCCTTACTCATCCCAGTGTATATCCCAGCCGTCACCGTTGTCGGTGAAGGTCAACACGGTAACGCCATTAACACTTACAACGGCCTTTCCGTCCTTCATGTTGTCCATCACGCTCTGGAATATGGTTTGCGTTATCCACTTTGCGAGTTCTTCTGTCATAGCTCCTCCCATTCCACAATTTCATCCTCATACAGAAAATACTTTCCGTACCATTTCACGCTTAGTTCCCCGGTTCGCCCGTTTCGGTTCTTTGCCACGATGATGTTCGCGTCCTCGCTTTGCGGGTCAGGTCGGTGAAGGAATAACACCTCGTCCGCGTCCTGCTCTATGGCTCCCGATTCCCGCAAGTCCGATAGTCTCGGCCTTCCATCGTTCCGGCCTTCTATCGCCCTGTTGAGCTGGCACAAAAGAACGACAGGGGCATTCAGTTCCTTCGCTAAAAGCTTTATTTTTCGGCTTATGTCGGATACCTCGTTTTCCCGCGTGCGGTTCCGCAGGCTGGATTGTATTAGCCCTAAATAGTCAATCGCTATGAGGTCTAATTCCCGCTCCTGTTGCTTTATCGCGTAGCATTGTGACCTTATTGCCTCCACGGTATAGGCGTTATCCGACAGATACAACCTTGTCGCGCTCAGTTTGCTTACGGCGTTCTGTATCCTGTCAACCGCTTCCTGACCGCCGCTGAACATTTCATCACGGCTGCACTTCGCATAGCTGATGATTGCCCTTTGAAGCACGTCCTCCCTCGGCATTTCCAGCGAAAACACCGCTACCGTCCTGTCGAACAAAGCCATATTCACGGCTATATTCATGGCAAGTGAGGTCTTGCCTACTGACGGTCTGGCTCCGATGATGGTTAAATGCCCTCTTTTCAACCCGCCTAACGTCTGGTCGAGAACCTGAAACCCCGTTGTAAGCCCCTCAGCGCCGTTTATAAGCCCATATAGGGCCGTGTCAAAGTCTTTCCCTACCCTGCTTACTTTACGCCCTCCACGCGCCCGTACAGCGTCTATAACGCCCTGCATACGGTCAAGGTATCCCTCGTCCTTTCCCGATTTCATGTCCTTGACCACTTCCCGCAGTCCCGAAATGGCGTGTCGCTTTCTGGATTCCTCCAGAACCACCTTGATGTGATAATCGACATTTGCTGCTGATACAGTGCCGGTGACTATTTCCGTGATGTACTGTATCCCACCGGCCCTGCCGCCTAGCTTGTCAGCTACCGTTACGGGGTCTACCGGCTCGTTTGCGTTGAAAAGGGCAAAGATAGCGGAAAATATCTCTTGGTGTTCCGGCCTCTCAAAATCGTCAGGTCTCAATTCCCCGCATATTCTCTCTAAAGCCTCACGACTGAGAAGCGCAGAACCTAAAACAGCTTTTTCGGCAAGCACAGTTTCTCGTAGACCGGATTATCCCATGTCGAGACGCGGGGTATCTCGCTTCTGCTGCGTTCCCATGTCCTGACAGCAGCTTTCCAGTCCTTCATCTTGTTTTTCCCCACCATCCAACCTTTAGAAGCGTAGAAGTCATAAAACTTCTCCGGATCAACGCTGTTCCTGCGTTCCTTGCAGTATTCCCTCACGGCTTCAAGTGTGGGTGGTATCCCCTTGGGGGGGATTATAGAGGGGGATATATTATTTTTGTCTTTGTCTTTGTCTTTGTCTTTGTCTTTGTCTTTGTCTTGGTGGCATTTGCTATTTTTGCCATCTTTTGCCATTGGCAAAATGGCATTTGCCATCTTTTCTTGCTCCCATCTGCGCTCTGCCCCGACCTTTCCGGCGAGCTTCCGCTTTTCGGAAATGCTGTCGTAAGCATCACGATCTCGATCTATCTGGCTCTTTATCGTCAGGAATGCGATCCTTTCGGCTCCCGTTAGATTGTCCGGCTCTTCATCGTTAGCGTAAAGCATAATCGCCATGAGTAGCCGACCCCTCGCCCCGTTGTCGAGTTCCCGCACTATGTCAATAAAGTCCCTATATATCTTGATATATGGTAAAGTCATTCTTCGCTACCCCTTTATTTGTTCGTTCAGTACGTCCCTTAACCTTCTCATGTCATCCGGCGCGAAAGAAATTGATTTTTTAATCCGATTCTCCCGTTTGTCCCATAGCCCTAACACATAAAAGGGCTTGTAGGTGTCCGGGTATGCCATAAGGTAGAGTTCTATCGACCAGCCATCGCCCTCGCCTATCGTGGCAAGGCGGCTTTCTGTTACGTACTCCATGACTAAAAGGGTAAAGGCTCGTCGTCTATTTCGGTAAACCCTGCCGGAGTGTCCGTTTTCTCTCTCGGCGTGAGAAATTCAACGTTTTCCGCTGTGATTTCGGTTATGTACCGCTTGTTCCCATCCTTATCCTCATAGCTCCTGTTCTGTATCTCGCCTTCTATGAGGACTTTGCGGCCCTTTGAGAGGTACTTCCCGCACAGCTCGCCCAACTGCCGCCACACTACTATATTGAGATAGTCAACAGGGGGTTTACCGTCAGTGCCTTTGTATCTGCGCTGTACCGCTACCGTAAAGGTGCATACGCTTGTTCCGCTTGTGGTCGTCCTTAGTTCTGGGTCTTTCGTCAGGTTTCCGGTCAAAATTGCTTTATTCATTTTTCCACTTCCTATACGTTAGTTTTTCTTCGTTCCAATCGGGATACTTTGCCATGAGGTACGCTCTCAGCTTTTTTCTAAGCTCCGGCCTCCTCTCCGAATTATCATAGTCCCTATGGCACTCAGGACACAGTGTAACGATGTTTTGTTCTATCCCCTTACCGTTATGGCTTCGCGGGATAAAATGCGCCACAGGGCTTCCTACACGCCCACAGAGGACGCATAACTGATGGTCTCTCTCCCATACCTGTGCTTTGACCTTCTGGGGTATCTCACACGCCCTGGTTCGCTTGCTTTTCATTTCGTGTTCCCCCATTCTCTGGATAGCTGCCCTTCGAGTATCCTTATCTTTAGCTTCTGCGCGTTTATCGCTTCCACCGCCGAATCATATAGGCTCTCGGCTATGTCCCGTTCCATTCTCAGCTTGGCTATCTCTTCTTCGCCCTTGGCAATGTCCAGAAGGTGTGTTACTGGCTGCCCCTCGGCGCGGAGGACGGTAAGCCTTTTAGATAGCGCCATTCTGTACTCGCGCTCCGTTTCGGCCTTTTTCCGTCCTCGCGGTTTTAGCTCCTGCACCGCCCTATCAAGTAGGGCTTGCTCTGTCATTATCTCGTCCCACAGCTCCATTTAAGCCCCCTTTGCGTTCAGCTTGTCGAGCGTGGTGTTTAACTGCTCCCGCGTCATATTCCACACGTCCACGCCGTAGTTCTTTTTTGCCGCTTTATTGGCTAAGTCTACGCTCCCCTTACACAGGGCTATAACTTCTTCCTGCATGGCCTTTACGTCAGGATCGGCGGAAAACGTGTCGTAAACATTGGGTTTAAATTTCGAACGGGATGGAGACGTTGCATTGGTTTCCGTTTCCGGCTGAACAAACTCTTCACTCTCGCTATCGGACATTATCCCAGAGTAAGCGAACCTTGAGAGTTTCAACACAACGCGATCAAACAACCTCTTATAAGCCATGGCGTATGGATAAGCGTTGCTACAGTTTTTGTCGTTTACCTCGCCCACTTCGTAAATACCCTGTTCATCATTGCAATAACTGTATACCAGTGAGTTTTTATATCCGTCCTTGTCAAAAAACACACAAGAAGGAGTGAACTTGCTTTCAAGACAGTCATTGATCTTTAAACACCCGTTGTGGCTGATTATTAGGCCGCTGTACGCCATCTTGTCCTTCTTCGCGGTGAGATTCATCAGTATCCAGAAATCAGCCTCCGCAAGGCCATATTTGCCGCTATTGATAGCTTCTATGGCCTTTTCCTTTGCGGCAATATACTTGGGGGATTGCCATACCGGCTTATCTCCATCTTTTGTATGTTCTACAGTCTTTTCGTTAAACATGCTCCCCTCACTTTATCTGCAAATTCTGCTTTACAACGATTTCCGCGCCCTCTGCCGTCCCGCCGGATTTCAGAAGCTCCTTTATCGCCGTTTTGTTAGGCACGGGGGGCTTATAGGTCAGAAGCTCGTCATGCCCCTGCGCCGCCCACTTTATAAAGGCTTCCTCGTTTACCTCGACGCTTTCTGACTTTCTGAATGTCAGTTTGTTCCGCTTGCTTTCAAACTTTTCCTTATTGGATAGCTGCATCTGCGTTGCAAGGTATCCCTTAAGCCACTCGGCCTTATTGGCCTTAGCCTTGGCTCTGGCGGTGAGGTTGTCGGCTTCCTCCTTGATGCTCTTTGCCTCTGCGGCAAGGTTCTTTATCATGCAGGCCACGTTGTCAATTTTGTCATCGAGCTGCATATCAAGGCTTTCGAGGGTGTCATACACGGCTTCTTCTGGTATCTCTCCACGGTCAACCGCGTCCATGAAGTCATTGAGATTCTTCGCTATGTCGTAAAGTGACATTATCTCGCCTCCTGTTTTAAAAGATTAGGGTCATATCGGTCATAGTAGGTGTCCTCGAACGGTTTATAGGCTTTAGCTAAAAGATACTGCTCCATTATTCACCTTCCTTTTCCAGCCTCTTGTCTATCTCGTTCCGGTAAAGGGCTTTCCATAGGTCACGGTCATGCCGCACTTCGGCAAGCTGTTCCGCAAGCATGACGATTATTTCATCTTTTGTCATTTCGCTTTCCTCCTTGGGATAATCAGTTCTTTTGATATGTTTTTAGCTCATTCACTCCACTTGCCTGGCGTTAAGCTTGCCGCGCTCGATCAGTTTGTATATTTCGTGCCTGTCGATGCCCAGCCGCTCCCTTGTCTCATGCGTTGTCAGCCACTCGCCGTCCACTTCGACGATCCACTTCTTTTGTATACGCGGCGGCTCACTTTTCCCGTCCGGCAAAAAAAGCGGGCAGGCGCGGATGACGTAGGACTGTATAATTGTCGTGTTGTTTTTGCCGTGGTAATAGTCGCTGCTCTTCAGCGTTGTCTCCCTTGCCTCCCAGCCCTCAACGGGTTCGGGATCGGCGTGGCGAGACCAGCTGCATCCCATGCCCGGCGCGTTGGTCGCCCTCCGGCAACGCCAGCACAGGGTTTGTCCGGTTATGCACGCTTCCATATCTATCTCCTTTTGCGGGGTGCGAAGGCGTATCCCGCCATGCACCCGATGAAAAACATCGGTATCCCCCAGCTGAAAAATGCTCCCCACATATTTGCCTCCTTACTTCCCGTTAAGTTTTTTCCTTATTGTCCGCGTCACGCTTTCGTGAAAATACCCGTTCACATCAAACCGCGTTCTTTCCTGCTTCCGACGTTCTTCCTGCTTCCTTTTCTCCTGCCGCGCCGTTATATCGGCGACAAATTTTTCTCTGCTTACCACGGCTCACCTCACATAGTACCCTACGCAGTTATCGTATTTGTGCTTCCGCTTGGCTTGCAGTTCAAGGCTTTTCTCGTCCTCTACCATTGCTGCCATGCTCCGCACCAGAACCAGCGGTGATCCCTCGTGCGTGCCCTGGAGCCGCCCATCCTTGAGCATGGCGTAAACCGTCTTAGGATTCACGTTCAGCAGCTTCGCCGCCTGAATGGGTGGTACATACTCGCCGTGCATCTTCACCATGCGCTCCTCCAGCGCTTCAATGCTGTTTATGCGCTCGTCCACGGCGGCGGTTATCATGTCCCGCAGGAGTTTGTTAAAATCGTTCATGGCTTATCTCCTAATTTTTTCTGGTCTCCCCATTGTTCCGCCATAGCTTTGGCTATGCCGGGAAAGGTCTTGCTTCGGATTTTTGCAGTTCGTGAATCGTTCCAACGGAGTATCTTTCCATTTTCATCGGTTGCATAGTCCAACGATGCTCCTCTGCTGAATCCATTTTTATCTATCTGCCCTGGGTCAACAATGTTCGTTGGCGTTAAGAGGGGAAGATTCTTTAACCACAGACATGTGCTTTTCCTGGCGTTGTGGCCAAACTGATATGGCTGGATTATTTGGTCGGGCTTTCTGTATTCGCTGCTCATAACACCTATCGGGTTCTCTATGGCGATTTGCTCACAATCAGCATTTACAAACTTCATAAAAAACTCAATACTTCGCTGCTGCCGGCCGTCTGTGCGTTTCTTTGCAAAGTGTCTTGCGCCGCTAACAGCCAAATCCGTACAAGGAGGAAAGGCAATTACCATATCCCACTTGCCGTCTATCCGATGCTCCACGCCGTCCATGGTGGTAAACGTGCAGTTGCCGTTTAACAACGGCAGTATATCGGCTTGTATGTGCCATTCGGGATGACCGCCGGAGCACTCAAGAATATCACAGCTGTAAGCCTCATGGCCTAATGCGCGGAACGCCTTGCACACTTCTTGCGATTCTTCGCAGGCTACTAAAACTTTCACGTTATCCCTCCCTCAGCAGGTCAACACCTACGCCGTCCGTTCGTCAGCTGTTATTGTTCCTAAATTCATGCTTTTGTGTTATAATTTCCAAAACAAATTGGAGGTTTAGATGTATAACACAATTATTGTCAATGGCCTTTGCCCGACAACCGGCGAGCCGTGCGCGATTTCCGTTATATGTACAAAGGAAACTGCACTCGGCGCGGGAGGTTGGAGCAAGCGCGAACCGCATTGTACTTTGCGTCCCTGCTCTGACGAAACAGGCTGTTACACCTGCAATCTGGTTAGAACTGCCCTTTCGACAGATTGTGATAAATACTTTTCCACGGCTCGGGGAGAGGGGTAATAAAGCCGCCGCTGACGGTCACGTCCCCTACAAGCTCTACCTCGATTACGGGGGGCTTCCCTGCTTCGTGGGTGATGGTGTACTTTCGTACAATATCGCTTACCGATATGCCGTTGATGGTTATTTCTCCGCTTGTGTCGTTTGTTTTGATTTCAACGTGGTTGTTCATCGTTTTACCTCGCTATTACGGTTTAACCGTTATTTTTAAGCAAAAAATTTATCTCATTGTAATTTATCCCATATACTTCCTCGATTTTTTTAATTATAGGAATATCGGGAAACCGTTTTCCCATTTCATAATTTGCTATCGTTGCTACTGAAATGCCTATAAGTTCTGCCGCTTCCTTTTGAGATAGGTTCTTGTTTACCCTCGCGGCCTTTAATGTAATAGTCAACCGTGTCACCCCCTTGTGTCTCTATCATACTACGGTTAAACCGTAATGTCAACTCGTTTTTACGGTTTGTGTTGATTTTTTTATGGTTTAGTCGTATACTATGGGCAAGGAGGTTAATAACATGGAAAATTCTCTCGGAAATAAAGAAGTGATGGCACGTAACATAAGGCACTATATGGAGTTGAATGATGTAACCCGCATCGAATTGTGTTCGGCGTTAGGGGTAAAGTATACGACATTCTCTGATTGGATAAATGCAAGAACTTATCCCCGCATCGACAAGATAGAGTTAATGGCACGGTATTTCGGCATCACAAAAGCCGATCTTGTTGAAGATCATACCGAGAAAGATGCGTTGATTAGCTACATTCTGTCTGGGGTGTCTCAGTTAAACAACGACAATCGGGCAAAGCTCCTTGACTATCTAAAGCTGCTTTTACAAAGTCAGCGATAAGGCGTAATTGCTCTGTTGGCATTCTTTCTAATGTATCACGGGTGATTTCCATTATCCTACCTCCAAACACTTGTTCTGTTTTGATAATAACACGTTAGATTCAAAAAGAAAGGGGGAATTTGTATGAGAGTACCATAAACGGGACTGCGCTCAACGATGTTGCACAAATCGTGCCTCAAATTTAATCGGCAGGGGCGATTTCTCACCCCCGCCTAAGACGGTGGAGAAGCATCGGGGAACCGTCCTGAATAAAGCATAGCATTTATGCCGCTCTAATCAATACTCATAAAATAGCATTCGCTAACATTCTTGTTTTTTCGCCATAAATAAATGAAGAAGGTGATACCCATTGATGTTATATGAGCGTTTACGCGCCATGAAAGGCGATATGACGGCGCAGCAGATAGCAGACAAAAGCGGCGTACCCGTTGCAACGGTAAACCGTGTGCTTCAAGGCTTAACGGAAAATCCGGGATTTGATACGGTCTGCAAACTGGTGAAGGCCATGGGCGGGAGCCTGAACGATCTGGACGAGGATAGGGTGTGTGAGCCGGAAGGATCGACGCAGCTATACGAAAGAGGTTTAGAGTACAGGGAGCGGAAGATAGAGGATTTGGAGCAGAAGATAAAGAAGCTGGAACGCATAAAAGCTATAATAGTGGTATCTATCCTTATAGCAATGGTAGTGGCAATGGGCTTATTGGTATATGACATAATGCACCTCGATAGAGGGTGGATAATAAAATAAAGAATCCCCCGTGCCGAATTAGAGGGCGGCAACAGGGGATAAGGCGGATGCTTCTCCGCTTCCGATTTTAACACAACGGGAGGTTTTTGTAAATGGCAAGGCAAAGCGACGGGAGATACCGGGCAAAGGTGACGGTTGGAAACGGTATCGTCAAGTACGTTTCAGGCAGGACGAAGAAGGAGCTGGAGGCCGCAAAGGAGGCTATCCGGCAGGAATATATCACTGGCAGGAATACGCCGGAAAACGCCATGTTCGGCGCATACGCCATACAATGGTATAACACATACAAAAAGCCGAATATAGGCGCATCGGCGCAGAGCAGTTATAGAACCGCGCTGAATAAGCACATACTGCCGGTGCTGGGGGATAAGCGTTTAGCGGCGATATCCGCCATGGACTTGCAGGAGCTTATCAACTCAAAGGCGGATACTTGCACAACGATAATTGAGAATGTATATCATATTCTGGAAAGCATATTCAAACGGGTATATACGGAAGGGATAATACCCCGCGATATAACCGTAGGATTAGAAAAGCCGTCCAAGGCCAAGGAGAGCCGCCGGGCACTGACGGAGGCGGAGGAAGCCGCCGCGAAGGTGCTGATGCATGAGGAAAACGGCCTGCTGGTGGCATTGCTGTACTACACGGGCATGAGGCTCGGCGAAGCCCTCGGCCTGCAATGGGAATGCGTTGATTTCAGGAAGAAGGTCATACACGTCCGGCAGCAGGTCAATTTAAGGAAGGGAACGATAGCCCCGCCCAAGACGAAGGAGAGCATACGGGATATACCCCTGCCGGACGAGCTGGCGGAAATGCTCGTGCGGGGATTCCCGCAGGCGTTTGTATTCCCCGCCCCCGATGGAACGTACTACCGCAATTCCTCATCAAACAGGCTATGGCGTTCGCTGATGGAGCGCATGGCAGAGTTGGGGCCCGACATAGAAACGAGAGAGGACGGCGCCTCTATCCTCACGCCGCACTACTTCCGGCATAATTACGCCTCAATACTGTATAATGCGGGTATAGACGTTTTAAGCGCAAAGAAGTTTTTAGGGCATAGCAACGTAAAGACTACCCTTGAAATTTATTCACACCTTTCAAAGGAAAAAGAGGACGCAAACGCCGCCGCCGTGAGAGGTGTTTTCAAAAAAAGGTTGCCGGAAAGTTGCCAGAGCGAAACCACAAAATGAGCACAAGCAATCAAAAAAGCCCTAAATACCTAAAAAAAACGCTCGTGTTACACGGGCGTTTTTGATGTTTGGTATCCGGCGGCTACCTATTTTTTATTGGTTTTTAACGGTTTTTTCTTCCGTAAAAAGTGCCTGTTTATCTACCTTTTTCAAAATCAGCCTTTAATAAGGTTTCTAAAAAAGGTTGCCAGAAAGTTGCCAGCTACCCAAGGAAATATTTTTCAACCTTGAAATCCTTGCCGTCAATATCGTTGATGAAGTCTTTCGCAAGGCTGAAATAAAACTCCGCATCTTCTCCCTTGCCTACCATTTCGGCGGTATCGTGGCTGTCGTTGTAGTACATATTCATGCACAGATAGTATTTGCATACCGCCGTTATGCCCTTCGTTGCCAGAAACGCCTTGATGGTATCATAGTCCCATTTTTGACCGTATGGGCGCATACCCTTGACTATCTGCCGCGCCTCTTCGGGAGTTATCCGATATGCTATTTCTTCGAGGCAATACATTGTTTCTTTGTACACCTCCGGCAGACGGTCCTTTACCGTGTGCATCATATCAGAGAGCGCATCGGTCACCTCTGTCATATCGGTGTGCCTCTCGGATATCAGGCGTATGATCTCCTTAAAGCTCATTACTCTGCGCCTCCGTTAATGCTTGCAAGGCTGTTGGTGAGTGCGCAAGTTTTATTGAGCAGTTTAAAGCTGCCGCCCGTGGCGTTGGTTTTGACGATGGTAGCATACCTGGTGCGGGTGCGTATAGCGCAGGCTGTGACCTGGGCACAGCAGCTATCTATCAGCGGGTACTGTTCCGTGCCGGTGCCTATGGTGACGAGCACAGGCGCGGTTATAGTGGTAGCCGCCGGGATAGACTGAGCTACCACGATGCAGTATTTCTGATTATCGTTATAGTTGCCTGCCGGGAGGTTGATTATCAGCCCGGTTCCCGCCGTGAAGGTAACGGCCTGGGAGATTATAAGGTTGGGGCAGAGTTTGCATACATTTTTACAAGCCATTTTTTATGCTCCTTTCGAAAATCAAGGGGCAGCATACGCCGCCCCGATATATCACGGCATAGCCGGAATTAGCAGCAGCAGCCGCAATTATTACCACAGAAGGGAGAGTTCCCCGCGTTGTAGGTGTAACCGTTGGGATAGCGGACTACTCCGTACATGCGGTTATCCATCTCAAGGCTGGACACTTTGTCCCTGAGAGCCTGCATTTCGTTCGCCTGTATCAGGGAGCGGGTGGCCTCGGCCTCGGCGTGGATAGCGGTGGTTATGTCGCAGGTGTTCTGGTTCATCTGCGCTGAGAGGTTGGCTATACCGAGCCTCTGTTCACAGCAGCAGTTTGCGAGCTGGTTGGACAGGTTCCGGCCTTCGGTGGTGATAGCGTTGTTCAGCGCGAAGGTGGAATCACATATACCGTTGCCGATGTTAGTCAAGCGGTCATTGATCTGGCCGAATTGCTGACCGAAGAGAATTTCCTGCTGAGACGCAGCGGTGGCATACTGTCCAAATTCGCCCTGGCGGTTCCAGCCGCCAAAGCCGCCGCCCATCATAGCAAAAAGTATGATAAGGGCGAATATCCAGAAGCCTCCGTTGAAGCCGTCAGTCTTGCCATCAGTTACCGCGGCTATATCCGCGAGAGAGGGCATATTATCCATAGTTCTAAAGTTCCTTTCGATTTATATTCCAATCCCGTGCGCGCTTCGGGTAATGGTCTATCTTAATTCAGAAAGAATATCCTCGGGGTCTATCCCGTATTGCTTGCAGGCCGCATAAAACATCTGTTTAGGGTCGCCGTTGCCTATCATCTGCTTTATCTTCTGCATTTGCCCAGGAACGGACATTATCTGTTTAGCCTGCGCTATCATTTGTGGGTTGAGTTTCCTCGGACTTCCTCCGCTTAGCATTTGTAGTATCGGGTTTGGCATTTATCATTTCCTCCAATCTGGCTATTCTCTGTTCAAGGCCGTTCACATCGACAGGCGGAGCGGGTTTATACGGGGTTATGCTGTAAGGCGAGAGAGAGGGGAACCCCGCCCCGTCCGTTGTTTTAAGCCACACTATGGGGGCCGTTTCGTCCAACAGAAGAACGGAGCTATTAGGGGGCATTTGATACGCCTTTGCGCCTCCCTCACCGTTCACTTTGACTACTTCGGTTCGCTGATATTGGGTTTGTTGGTTAAAATAAGGTTGGTATGGATACACTGTTTCACGCTCCCTTCTACCTGAATTTTGGCATAAAAAAAGAGCCGATAGGATTGCTCCCATCGGCTATTTATCGGCTATTTACAGTGCGTTTTCAGTTGTTTTTCGGCGGCCTTGCACCGCCTTCGTATCTGGTCATATTCAAGGGGTATTTCAAATTTAAGCTGGTACTCGCCCGTCAAAGCGTCGTATGGTATCCCGTCTAAAAGGCGGCGGGTTATCAGCCAGCGGTCTTTTTCGTTATGTATCCATTCGTGTATGAGCGCCTCCCATTCCGTGCGTGAACGGGAATTAAGCAATGCTTTATCCATTTCAAAGAGGCCCGCTTCTCCAAAAGCCTATACCTCCTTTATAAAAATGCGCCCCCCAATTAAGGGGGGCGATTGAAAGGGAATCCCGTCCGGGGGCTACTGTTTGTTGTAGTTTGCCGAGGATATGCCCAGCACCGCGCCCAAGAACGTGTCAACGGCGGTGATGGTGCCAACTATCTCTTCGGGATAGGGAAGGTTCCAGATGCCCGCAAGGGCAAAATAGAGGGTGCCTATGGCGGGGAGCCAGATCAGGGCGATTGCCTTGAGAATGTCGTATACCTTATTTGAGAGTTTCATTTTCTTTTCCTCCTTTAGTTGTTGTGTGCTTCAAGCCTGTCCAGCCGGTGGTGGGCGCTTTTCGCGCTTTCTTCCACACGAGCCACGCGGCGGTCTATGTCCTCGATTTTTGTAGCCTGCGCCCGCATATCGAGTTTGATATCGTCCACGCCGCGTTTGATGTAATCCACGTCCGATTTAAGCGCGGTGTCAATGGCGGTGTCGTGTGTAGCCGCGTCAACCGCGTCTTTCCTTGCGGTCTTTATGTGAGCCAGCCAGCCCAGCAAAATGCCGCTCAGTCCCGTTACGATTGCCCATATCCATTCTTTGGTCATGGGTGCTCCTCCTTATTTTTTTAGTGTGCCTACATAGATTTTGCCGTCCACAGATACGGTGGCCTGTAATATGCCCGGCAGCTCTGCCGGCGCCATGCTGTGTGCCTGTGCAAACCGTTGTATGGCTGCAACGGTGTTTTTGCCCGCTATGCCGTCCGCGTCCCCCGCGTCATAGCCCAGAGCGTTAAGGGCGGTCTGCAATGCTTTGATGTCGTCGCCCCTCATCATGGGGGTAGTCAGGGTTATGATCTTCTGCGCCTTTACCTCCTCCTTTTCTTCCTCCTGCTGGAGCAGGGCAAGCCGCCCCCAGTGTGTCCAGTTGCCATCGGACAGCTTGCGCTTGCATACGCCATCGTCGCGGCCTTTCGCCTCTATGGTGTAGCCGTCGCCGACGTATACGCCGACGTGAACCATTTTCTTGCTGCTTTCGCTGTACTTGAATACGAGGTCGCCCGCCAACATGGGGGTTTTCCCGGCGTAGCCCCTGTTTTCGCCGCACATACGGTAAAGCCCCTGGGCGTTGGTGTCGCCCTTCATCCAGTGCTTTATGTCGCTGATGTAGTGTACGATGAGGCCGGAACAGTCGAACGCGTAGAGAGGCCGTTTTTCGGCCTTCTCCATGAAATATGTGGCGCGGTTGTAATTGACGTCGCTGGTTTCGCGCCGTTCTATCCATGCGTAGGGGTCGCTCATGCTGTCAACCTGCTGCCCCTGCGCACCCCAGACGTACATATCCCCGACATGACTTTCGAGGTATTCTATGAAGCCTGTTACTCTGCTCATCTGCGCTTACCTGCTACCGCAAGGCCGAACCCTATCAGGGCTATGGATACCGCATATGCGAGGACGGAGGCGCCGCCGGTCTTGGGTATCACCACGGGATTTTTTGCAATGGGCTGTTCGGCGGGCTGCGCGGCGTTAAAATAATAGGTCTTGCTTACAGTCCTGTTTTTCTGCATGGCGTTGTAGAGTTCTTCGGCTGTGGTGGCGTTTTCGTAGGCCTTGTCCTTGACGGTTATACGGAGGGCGGCGGGCTGGTCGGTAACTATGCCGCTCAGGTAATATGTGCCAGCCTCCAATCTCAGGTCGTTTGCGTCCAGCTTTACGCCGTCCAGTTCGATTACAAGCTCCATATCGGTCAGGTCGAAAAACCGGGGTATGCTCAGGTCAACCTTGAGTAGGAAAAGCTCGTTGTTGACGTAGGTTTTGGATACCGCCTTGCCGGTCTGGTAGTCCAGCGCGGTTATATCCAGAGTTACGGGGTCTGCGGCGTAGGCTATGGTGCAGAGGCACAGCATGAGCATTACCGCGAGGATACAAGTAAGTTTCTTCATTTTGATTTTTTCCTTTCTTTATTTTTGTTTTTTAATTATGAAAAAAGAGCCGTGCGGCTCCTTAATCCGTGTATTCGCTCCACTTGGCGCTGCCCGCCTTGGGCTTGTAGACGGTGGACTTGATGTGCTGCTCGGTGCATTGCCACGTTTTGCCGTTGTAGGTAACTATGGTGTCTACCTCAATCACCGTGCCGTCCTCAATGTCGCCCCACGCGGGATAGGTCACGGTCTGCACCGCCCAATATGTGCCGAGGTTTGCGGCAGGGGGCTTGTTTCGGCTGTATTTGAGGGCGACATATCCCTCAACCGTATCTCCGGCTATATAGCGGGTCTCAGCGTCCCACGGTGCGCCCTGCGTGGGGGTGGGGGTAAGCCCTGCCCGCGCCGCCGTCAACACCTCTACAAGGTCGGTCTCGTGCGCCTCGATTTCCGCTTTACGCACGGCTACCAGCGCCATAAGTTCACTGCGCGTCATTCACATTCACCCCCAGCTCCGCCAGCGCGTCTATATAGTCCTGCGTGGTGGCCTGCGCCTCATGTTCCGTCCAGCTCTGGACTATCGCTTCGCCGTTATCCTCCCAGCTCTCCGTATAATAAAAGCCCTCCTTTGAGGGCATGGGGGAACGGGTCACGGGCTTATAGCCCAGCTCCTTTATTGCCGCATCATCATTGGTGGAGAGGTGCGCCCCTGCGGGGTGCGTCACACCGTTGATTATAAGCGGCGACTGCAACTCAACCGGCAGGCGTAAATATTCGGGATACCCGCCCACCAGTTTGGCATAGTTTGTGTTTAACATTGTACCTCCTTTTTTTACTAAACTGTAAATTCTGCATACCTGGAATAGCCTGTGGTTTGGTATATACGCAATGATATATCATCGCGTATCATAGACTTTGGAAATGCATACCAGAAAGGCGTCATTTCATCGGGATACAGTCCAGCCACTTGTTTACCATTTATTTTTACATAAATCGGATAACCGTCTCGTGCCGTTCCGTTTATAGTAATCACGGATTCTTTTGTTATTGCGAAAACTTTCGCGCCAACAAACTTTTCGCCATATACCACTGACACCCCATCAACCGTAAGCGTTAAATTGTATTTAAATGTCGGCGCTGCTGCAACAGATAATTTATATTCGCTTTTCTGTTTAATCATCCTGCGCCGTAAGGCAAACTGCAAGGGTATCATAGCGCATAGGCGCTTTTTATTTTACGGAGGCTGCCCCCCCCCGATAGAATTATTTTACGCATAGTGCACTTATTCCTTTCACATTTTCCAATTTATGTAGCTGTACTTGGTGCTGAATTCCGTCCTAAAGGTGAAGGTAATATCTCCCGTAATAGCATAAGGGAAATACCAAGTGTAGGATTTGACATCATCTGCATCATACATCTTAACAAGCTGATTATTAAAGTAAATATAATGTATGTGAATCACCGGATTAGCAGATATAGCTAACGTTGATCCTTCTGTGATTTTGATTGTTTTATTTCCGTCTTTATAACCATATTGTATACCATCGCATATCACTCTGAACCAGTTAACAGGATCGGAATTCCACTTCACAGTCAATGTGTATTCCTTTGGCTTTTTTTCGCCCATCAGCCTCCTTCGTAGCATAGCTATCATGCACTCACAACCTCCTGTACTGCCCACACACCGTTGTATACGTCAAATTCATAGGTTTTGCTTGCCTCTATTGCCGGAGCCTCGCCTAAATAGTTCGCCCCGCTCACAAACGACACCGCAACCGAGGCCGCCGTACTGAATGTGCCGTGCGCCCAGCCGGAAGCGGGCGGGGTAAACACGTATGTACCCACAGGAGAGGATACGTTATATATGGTGTTTGCCGTCAGCGCCGTGCCGCTGGCGGGGAGTATTGTTGTAGTGATGGGTGCAGCTTGCAAACCCGTTCCAGTCACTTGATACATCATATTATCACCCCATTATTAAAACATTGATAGTTAAATCGTTCGTTGGCGGCGTTGTAACGGTGCTTTGAAACGTCAATGCGTTGTAAGTCTGTTTGGCGCAATATATGCCGGTTCTAAGATATTCTTCCATACTGTTAATATCCGGGCTAATAATAACTTTTTTATTCTGTCTCATACCGTCTACAGATACAGCCTGCGTTATACTATAATCACCAACCACCCAATCAGTAGCCACTAATGTTGCAGTTGTTTCTACAATAGGGGCTTGGTAGTCTGTGCCAGCTTCCGCCTGTTGCACATTTGTACCATTACCTTTTAGTAATCCGGTCAAATTAGTTTGCGTCTCGGTAGTGATCTCGTTAGGTCCTTCTGGTCCTGTGGCTCCAGTCTCTCCGGCAGGCCCTTGGAGGCCGGTGGCGCCGGTCTCGCCCTGTGGGCCCCTGATGTTGACGGGGTCGGGGTTGGCGAGGTCGCCGTTGTTGCTCCATGAGATTACGCCCTCGGCAGAGACGGCGGGGGTAAAATACGGGCCTGTGTCGCCCTTCGCGCCGTCCGCGCCCTTGGGGCCTTGGATACCCTGCGGGCCTTGCTCACCCGGATCGCCCTTCGCGCCGGGGTCGCCTGTCGCGCCTTTTTCGCCCTGCGGGATGCCGAACTCAAAATCAAATACCTTTGCGGTGTCCGCACCGCTTGCCGTTATCTTTACGGTGGCGGCGGCTCCGGCAGTGAGGGTATTTGCCGTAGCGGTAGGTGTGCCAAACCCTGCGGCTGTGCCGGGGTCACCCTTGGCTCCCTGCTCTCCTTGTATGCCTTGCTCTCCCTGTATGCCCTGCAAGCCCTGTGGGCCTTCGGGGCCTTGGATACCTTGTTCGCCCTGTGGGCCTTTTATGTTGGCGTCGGGGGGATTAGCGAGGCCGCCGTTGTTGCTCCACGAAAGTATGCCCTCAGCGGATACCGAGGGAGTAAAGTATGGGCCGGTGTCGCCCTTGGGGCCGGTGTCGCCTTTCGCCCCCTGCTCTCCCTTTGCGCCCTGCTCACCAGTCGCACCCTGTTCTCCCTTGGGAACGCCGAACTTAAAGGCGAATACCTTTGCGGTATCTGCACCGGAAGCTGTCACCTCTACAGTAGCGGGGGTTCCCGCGTCAAGGGTGGTCGCCGTGGCGGTGGGTGTGCCGAATCCGGCGGCTTCGCCCGTGAGGCCTTGTTCGCCCCTTGCCCCCGTGTCGCCCTTCGCGCCGGGGTCGCCCTTGGGGCCCGTATCGCCCTTAGGGCCAGTGGGGCCTTGCTCACCTTTTGCGCCCTGCAAGGGGCCGTTGTTTACCCACTTGGAATTTACACCGTCCCAGATATATATATCATACGGTTCGCCCGCGCCCACGCCGTAAGCGTCACCAGCGGAGGGATTAGATACTCCGGCTTGTAATGCGGAGAGGGAAGCGTAATAGCCCAACACGGCAAATCCTTCGCCCGTATCGCCCTTGGCTCCCTGTGCGCCCTGTGGCCCCCTTATATTGACTGTGGCGGGGTTTTCCAGCCCGCCGTTATTACTCCACGACAAATCGCCGTCAGCGGTCACAGAGGGCGTATAGTGCGCTCCTGCGGGGCCTCGTTCGCCTGTGGCTCCCGTATCCCCCTTGGGGCCCGTTTCTCCCTTGTCTCCGGGGTCGCCTTTAGGGCCTTGGATACCCTGTTCACCTTTGGGGCCAGTGGGGCCCGTTTCTCCTGCGGCTCCTGTGTCGCCTTTATCGCCCTTGTCTCCTTTGGGTCCCTCCGGTCCGGTTTCGCCTTGTTCCCCGACGAACCGGACCCATTTCCCGGCGAAATCAGCTGCGGTCGGATTTTCGATCTCCGTCTCTGACACGACTTCCGCACGGTATGGC